GACAATACCGCTCCTGCCTTTTCCTCTGTATGTTCCACATCTTTGTTCTCCATCTCCGTAGGCTGTTCTGCAACAGTCTCGGGTGTTTCTTTATCCTCCATCTCTTCCACCTCCTCGGCATCTTTCCCCTCCCATAGGGCTATCATGCCTTTAATCTCTTCCTCGGTTAGGAAGTCAAACATGCCTTTGACTTCCTCCCATGACTTACCCCACTCGGGTGGTGTCTTACCAAAGTCTTCGTAGTGCTTTGCCAAGTGATGATAAACACCTTTTTTCTCTTCAGCAGGGATATTTACACCGCCCATTGCACCGAATAACACGGCCATAGCAGTTGCTACACCTCTCCAAACTGTGCGGTATCTGTCCCGCATGTGGTGGGGCAGTTTGTAAGACTGTTTCACATCTGGGTTGGCGCTGTCATACCACGCACACATTTCATGCAGGTCTTCAGGTGTGGCCTCTCTCACCTCTCTTGCAGCGTCCCATGGGGTATCTTCAGGGGCCAGTGGTCTCTTCTTATATGGGATAACTGTTTTAACGACTACAGGCTCATTATCCTCTATCGGTTCAAGTCCTTTGGCACGCAACACGGCAACGGCATTTGGGTTGGCAGGCACAGGCACGGCAGATATCTCCAGCAGTTCAACCTTCTTGTAGATGTAGCCTCCTGTGTCCTTGTTAGGCTCATAGTCTATCGGCATAAAGCCCACACTGAATGTATTCAGATAGCCATCGGCATATAACTTGGCTATTTCCCTTGCAAAGTCGGTATCGGCAAACTCCGCTCTGAATTTCAGTTTTCCATCTTCCTGCCAGATATCTACTACCTTGCCGACTGGTGGGGTCTTGTAGTCATGAGCCCACAATAGCACGGGGTTCTTTAAGAAGTTATCCAGTTGCCAGCCATCGGCCTTTATGATATCGCCCGCCCTGTCTAATGTTTCGTCGCTTGCTACACCTTCAACATACTGTTTGCCGTTCTCCGTCCACGATTTGGTAGCATACATCTTTAGCCTATCCATACCGCTCTCACCTCCTTTCTCGCCTCATTCTACTACAGGTGCGACGGTGCACCTGCAGTTGATAGTGTTTTCAGGACTACCTGTTGGGTCTCCTGGGAAGCGTAAAGGCTCACCGCCAACAATAAATGTATCGTCTATCCCTACCACTTGGCCGTCTGCTCGTGCATGGGCCTCCCGTGTCCTCTCGTCCAATGCCGTTATCCATTCCTTTTTGCGTATGCCAGCCTGTCTATAGCCCTCCATACTGCCGAAGTTAGCACTGCGTATGGTCTCGGTGCGGGCTATTCTCTCGGCCCGCCAGCCATCTGATGAGATATGGAAGATATTCGCTACTCGCTCCATTATGCTGTCTATTCCCTCACCATTTTCCAACGCCTGTTGAAGTTCACGGCGTAGCATCTCTATTGTGGTCTTTGATACCTCTTGTGCGAATTTAAAGGTGTAGGTTTCAAGCCACTCCACGATATGCGGTAGGTTCATGTCTATGTAGTCGTCTATATCCTCGTAGTCTATGCTCTCGGCCTTGTTTACCGCATGCAGTAATGCTTTGGCATCGCTGTAGCCTTGCTTTGCGAAGTCCTCTACCACCTTTGCATGGGCCACCTTTGCCGTCTCGTGCATCTTCTGTATAACGGCCTCCATATCCACCGCCTCAAGGCCACCGCCTTGCTTTATGGCCTTCTCTACCTCCTGTTTAAAGAAGTCCCACGCAGGTTTAAGTGCCTTTTTGAATGCCTTCTCGTGTTGTTTCTGTTTACGGATAAACCGCTTCCATATAATAGCCCTATAGATATTGCGGTTCAGACTGGAAGCGGATTTCTGGCCCCAGTTTTTGTCGTTGGTCGCCTCTTCCTCCTCATCGGGTATATTTATACCCTCGTCCTCATCTATGCTGTCTGACGCATATTCCACAGGTGTCGGCATAAGGCTCATAGGCTGAAGCACAATATCCCCGCCCTTGATATCCTCAAGGCCTAACAAGTTGCGGGCCTCGTTTACAGTCATAAGGCCTAACTGCACGCCTGTCTGTATCTTGCGAAGCAGGGTATCCGTGTCCTCTGGTATCTCGTGCATAAACTCAAAGGTCATCTTGTAGGCAGTCTTCCACTTCGGTAATAGTTCGGCATTTATCTTGCCTGCTATCTTCTGTAGACGGGGTTCTACTATACGCTTGGCGAATGTGTACTCGGCTGCTTCAGCGTTGGCACGGTTCACATTCTCGGAGATACCCAGTATGCTCGCATGCACTCCGAATGTGGCAAGGATATCGTCCCTGTTTTGCTTTCGCACATCTACAAGTTGCAGGTCTCGGATAGAGTAAGACAACGGCACAAACTCCGCACCGTTATCCAGCACGGCTATTTTATGGGCCTTGTTAATACCCCTGTGCTGTGCGTTCCAACGCTCCTTGAGTTCAAGAAACTGCTTTACAGTTAGTTGCTTATCCAGTCGGATAATACCAGACGGCATGGCACTGTTATAAAAGAATGCATTTGCGTATTCCTGCGTGTAGCGGTCATTCTGGATAAGCAACATCGCAGCCTTGACGGGGCCCATACCCCTATACGGGTCAGCGGGGTTCGGATATTTGAAGTGGATAACCTCCTCCACCTCTAGCGGTATCTGCTCCATACCTACACGGTAGACATACCCCTTGATAAAGTCATCGGGGTCGTTTACGATACTCATACGGTCTGGAGATACCGTCCATATCTCGGTAGGTTCTCCACGGCCGTTCAAGGTTAATACCCAGAATGCTTCACCAGCCAGTTCAAGGTATATCTGTGTTAGTTCAATTAACTCCTGCCACGATGTAAACTTATTCGGTCTCTTCAATAGTTCGTATATCGGGCCTTCTGTAATCTCTATTTGGCTACCATCACTGTCCTCGGTATACAGTCGCCAGTTTACGGCACTTACCGCTTGTGCTATCTTGCTGACAACCGCATATACCCAATTATGCTGGGCGTATTGCCGTATCAGTTCGGCCTTATTCCATGCTGGCACTTCTGACAACCAGTTTAGCCCACCACTCGGGGCTAATGGCACACTTTTCTCCTCTTTTTTCTTGAGCCATTTATCCCATATCGCCATTCTTATCCCTCCTCTCATATCCACCAGACATTCACGGCTCCACCTTGTTTTGCACGGGTATATACTGCGTATCTCATGGCGTCCATAGCGTGGTCCATATACTTCACGGGCTCGTCCAGTATGTTGCCGTTGTGGTCCTCTTTCCACTTGTAGTTGCGTATCTCCTTGATAGTATTTACACATCTTTCCGCTATCCGTATTTTATGCCTCTTCACGAAGTCTATGCCGTCTTTCACGCTTTTGTCGGCAGGGATAACATTGTAGCCGTGCCTCTGTATCTCTTCTATCCTTGCGGGCTCGGCACTGTCCGCATATATCACACCATCAGGTTTCACAAAGTCGGCCATATACTGTATCAGGTCGGCATTTGTCAGCCCTCGCATGTATAACTCGTCCACGATGTAGATAACGCCGTCCTTCTCCACCATCTTCAATAGGGCCGTAGGGTTGTTATATCCGAAGTCAAGGCCATAGAATACCTCTTCAGCACCGGCAAGCACCTCGTCCGCTTCTCTATCGGGTATAGTCTCCCAGTTATCATATATCAGGCCTTGTCTAACCGCAAACTGGCCCAGTGTATACACCTTGTAGAAGTATTCATCTTCCTCGGCCAGTCGCTCTAACTCTTTGATGTAGTCGGGCGGTAGCCATCGCAGGTTATCCCGATAGTTGGTGTGTAGTATAGCCACTTCTTCGTCCTCGTGTAGGAAGAATTCCTCGTATATCCAGTGGTGCATGCTTATCGGGTTGAAGGTTAATACCATCTGATTCCTGTAGCGTCCATTATTTCGCCGTCTCAAACGAAGTTTGAGTTGCATGAAGTCGTCCCTGTGAAACTCTGTAGCCTCTTCCAGCCAGATGAAGTTATACTCGGCTGACTTTATCTTCTCGGGGTCGTCCAGTCCTCTGAAGGATAACTCGCTCTTACCTATGATGATACGCTGTTCTGCCTTCTTAAACTCGTATGGTATACCCCAGTCGTCCAGTATCTGCCTCACAAGGGGCAAAGCGGTAATCATCAGCGAAGGGTTGTGTTTGCGGGTAATCAAGGCATGCATGGGCCACTGTATGGCCTTGTAGACTATCCACTGTGCTACGGTGTATGATTTACCGCTACCTGCACCACCATATACCAACAGGATACGGTGCTTGTGAGAGTTCAGGAAGTTCCAGATTTTGGCATTGACTTCTACCCTTTTTGTAGGCATCACTCATCAGCGGGCCCTTCCTCGTTCTTTGCCGGTGCATCTGCTCTTACCTGCACTATCTCAATTTTCAGCCCGTCTTCATCGTCTATGCCGATACCCAGTTTATCCTTCCTGCCCCACAGTTCGGGGTATTTTCTTTCAAGCCACCATGCCGCAGCCTGCCATTGTGTCTGGGCCGCTTGTTGTATCACCGCCACATTCCTCGCATGTGCCTCTGCTTCTGCCTTCTTTACGGCCTTGTAAAACTTGTAGTAGATACTCCGTTTATTCTTTGCCTTTTCGCCCTTCTGAAGCCATCTATACCATGTTGACTCGTCAACCCCAATGTATTGGGCAACTACCTTTTGGTAGTTGCCCGCTCTTATCAGTTTTGACGCCGTTTCTATCACTTCTTCGGTAAGTTTCGTCCTTCTACTCATCTCTCACCACCTCAAAACTCCATGGTGTGGAGATACATTCGGTAGGGGTATAACTCAAGAAACTTTCTGAACTTATCTTCTATGCAAGAAGACAATTCCACATAGACCAGTCCCTCCTCGGGGAAGGTATGCACGGCAAGGTGACTCTCTCCCAGCAACCACACCGCCGAGTAGCCCTGCGGTTGAAAGTGATACTCGTTGAAGCCTAACACCTGAAAGCCTGCCTCTTTCAGCAGCTTGTCAAAGTCAACATTCTTGTAGTCCTCACACCTTAGCCAATGTTTCATGTTCCAGATATGAGCTCTCATGTCTCACACCTCCTATTCGGGTTTTTGCAATACCAGTATAACCTCTCCTTTTTCAGGAGAAGTGCCAGTAAAATTATTAAACATGCCTGTATGTCTTATCTCTCTTACCTTAAAGCCAACCTGTTTGGCTATCTCTATACCATCGTCCTTAAGAGGATATCTTTGTGAGCCTACTTGCAAAGCAAACACGCCACCGGGTCTCAAGGCTTTATAGCCTTTCTCTATCAAGATTGTGTAAAAGCCATCTCGCCACGCTTTATAGTTGTCATATTCGGAATGTGATTGTTTACCACCGAGATACCTCTCCACATTAAAGTATGGAGGAGAACAATAAACAAGGTCATAAAAATCCTCTCTTACCTCCATCTCCTCAAACGGCAAATTAAAAAATTCAGCCTCCTTATCAGGCACATAAGGTAATAAGTCCTCTGCTATTCTTTTCACACCGGCAGAGGTCAACGGAGATACATCATTGCCCGTATAAAATTTGGCCTTTGACAATAAGAAGCCTACAAACTGACCGCCCCAACCGTGTGTGGGATTTAATACTTTACCACCGGGAGCAAACTCGTTGCATAGAGCCTTAGCAACTTCAGGAGGGAAATTACCCGGCACCCTTGAACCTGCAACAGGCAAGGTAGCCCTGAAAACGGCTTGTAAATTTTTTCCACCGGAGGTGACAAAGGATAAACCTCTGATATATGACTCATCACCTTCGGCCACCTTCTCCAGCATGTATTTTATGGAATGAGATGCTCCCGGAGTCTCTATCAAATGCGGGTGATAAGCCCAGTGCCAGTGCACGGGCATTTTCTTCCCAAGATAAAGGGCCTGCAAAAACCACAACTTAACTACTCCCCTTGATAATAACATAGGGTGTTGCAATTTTTCATAGTCCTCTAATAATTCTTTACCTACTTGCTGCCAAGCCTCTTTCATATGCTGTTTTTGTTCGTCGGTAAGGTCGTCCTCTGTAATTTCCTTCTCTTCTTCTTCGTCATCCTCATTCCACTCTTCGGGCATAACAATATTGGTAGCGATGATGTCTTCTATCTCCTCGGGTGTCCAACCGGTTAAATCTCGCAGTTCATCATCTAACTCGTTAAGGATATCCGCCAGTTTTGCAAAGTCCCATTCACCGCTTATCTGATTCAGTGCGATATTCAATGCCTTTTCCTTCTCAAGGGGCAAGTCTACCACTACCACATCTACCTCTTCAACACCCAACTCCTGCAATACCACAAGGCGTTGATTCCCACCTACCACATGCCCTGTTCTCTTGTTCCAGATGATAGGGTCTACATAACCGAATGCTTCAAGGCTCTTTTTGAGCCGTTCCTTCTCCTCTTCGGGCATATATCGGGGGTTGTAGGGAGCAAGTTTAAGGTCTTTTACCTTCTTTTTGACAATTTTCACGCATTTTCACCTCCTATAGGACTATTTTACGGCATAAACCGATGTCAAAACGACAAAACGGGCCACCTTATCGCTGGTGGCCCGTCGGGGAAGGGTGATAGGATAGTGCTTATTTCCACTCCTCATAGGTAGGCTGAATGGGGCACCGCAACGCTCGGCCTAACGGGTGCCCCACTATGCACCAAAAGGAGGCTGAGTTCCTCTCGCACATATATTATACCATAACTCGCTCAATAACGATATAGTGTCTCGCCCTTTCTGGCACAATAAACAACACCGCATTTTCTCTTTCCGCCTGCTGAAGCATCTTCCTTAGGCTTGCAGGTAGTTTGTCCGTTATCACCGTGGGAGCGTTTGCCTCGGCAAGGTAGCGAGCCGTCTCCCGCACCTTTGTTAGGTCCTTTATCCATAGGTAGGCATCAGCAACAAGATAAAACTTGCCGTCCTTGGTCTTCACCAAGTCGCTACCTCCTTGTTTCCATCGGCTCGCATCATGCCAGATAAGGCGGGGTAGATACTTCTGTCGCTTAACCTCTACGACGACTTTGATAGCTCCTTTACGGGCAATGACATCGCCCTTAATACTTCCTGCACCGCTTATCGGCACACGGTCTGCCTTCCACCCAAGACTTCTGAATAAGTCCCGCACTTTGTATTCTGCTCGTCTGCCTCTTCTTCTCTGTGTCCTACCTCTGTTCTTCTTCACCATGCCTCACACTCCTCCTTTACCCGTTCATACATCTCTTGCCAATACATCGCCTCCTCGTAGTTCACCGATGCCGCATACTGCACGGTGTCCCAAATCTCTTCCACTCCCGCTTCAGCCTGTCTGAGGAGTTCCTGTAGTTCCTGTATCCTTTGTAGTAAGCGGGCGGTGGAGGAATACATCGCCCGCTCATCGGTAAATTCCATATATGCTTTACCTATTTGAACTCGTATCATCGTTCATCGCCTCCCCTTTCAGAAGTTTATAGCGTCTCTTCTCCCAGACATATACGGCCTCTCTCCACAGTCCCCACAGGCCATAACCTGCAAAGTAGGTATCAAAGACATATATCATTTTGTCTGTCGGCACAATAACATTGTTGTAGAAGGGGTCGTGCCTAATATACATTTCAATATTTCCATACCACGGTGAGCGTTGATACCACATGCGGTCAAAGTTTGCAATAGCATCTACAAGGTCATTGATAAGCATCTTCTTCTCCGCCTCTATCATCTGCATCGCCTCCCCTCAAAAGTCTTCTGGTGCTTGCTGATAATATATCTTTGCAGCCTTCTCGGTGAGTAGATCTCGCAACAGGTTAATCACATCATCGCCCTCTTGCCACACCAGAATGTAGGTGTGTTCGCCAGTCCATCGTTCAATAATGCGGTAGAGTTTGCCGTCCTCTACCGCCCAGTCCATACGGTCCTTCACATTCTCTGTGAGTGCCTGCCATACTTCACGGGTAAGTTCCTGTCTATCCATCGTTTTCACCTCCCAGCAGGTAATATCCTTCACGCTTCTTCAGGTCAACAATAAACTTATTTCCGTAGTAGTCTTTCCCATAAACAATACCGTTCTCAAACGGCATATACCCTGCTTCATCTTTCAGCATCACATAACACCTTTTCCTATCGTCCTCTGTGATTTCCAGTAGCACATCTATTTGCACACTATATCCATACGGGGTTTTATCATGGGGAATAATAATATTATCGTAACTCGCTGCTATCCCTTCATCGGTGAATAGCACACTATCAGCCGTTGATAACAGTTCTATATGTCTATCCACTATCTGTGTGGCTTTCAAAAGGTCTATCATCATCTACCGCCTCCTTTTCCGGTAATCTGCACCGTCTACCTTGACAAGGAAGCACATCTCCTTGATACGGCTCGTTATGGCCGAACCTATATCCTTCTCCCCATAATCCTTGCTCCATGCGTTATATTTCTTTTCTAACTCCTGTAGCGTGTAGTTGCTTGTTATCACGATAGGTCGCATGTTCTCGTAGCGGGTGTTGATAATGCTGAATAACTCTTCAACGACAAAGTCCGTAGGTCTCTCTTTACCGAGGTCGTCTATCACGAGTAGGTCCACCGTGTAGAGCAGTTCTCTCTCTTTCTCAAGGCGATAACTATCACCAAAGGCATCTTTCAAGGGCTGTAGCAAACGGGTAAGCGTGCCGAATAATACGGGCACTTCGTAGTTCTGTATCACATAGTTTGCCACTGCACCGGCAAGGTGTGTTTTGCCAGTGCCATACGGTCCGAAGATGTATAGCCCTTTCCCCTTTTTCCACATTTCCCACCATTGCTTGGCATACGATAATACTTGCTTGTAGGCATGCGTGTTTACTGCCTTATCCCATGTGGCAAAGGTCCGCTCCTGAAAGCGTTTGCCAAGTCCACTTTTCTTGAGTAAATATTTTATTTTTGCCCGTTTCTGTTCGGCAATGGCCTTGAGTATCTTCTTTTTATCCTCCTCCTTCCTTGCCTTCTGTGCCTCCTCGCAGTCGCACTCCTCCATAAACGGCTCGCCTACCGCTATCCAGCCGTTACTCCCCTTGAGTTCCAGTTGCACCATGTATAGCGGTTTTCCGCAAAACTGGCAATGTGCCACGGGCTCGTCTGATACTCGTGTAGTGCGATAGATATTCCGCAACATATCGCCTAAACGTTCCACCTATCTCCCCTCCTCTCAAGGTATAATTTCTCCCCGATTTCCTTCTCCACCATCTTCACCGCCTCTTGAAAGCTCTCCCGGTAGGTCAAATGATGAAAGACACGCATGCTATACAGGTGGTGTTTATACTTGTTGGCTATCCTCACCGCCTCCTTGAGTTCCTCGTGGCCTGTGCCGAGTGCCTCAGCCATGTAATACATGCCGTCCACGATACGGTCAAAGTCGTTGTCTGCCTTCTGTCCTCTCCACAACAACATAACTGCCAAGAAACCGACTGCTTGTCTATCCATCTCACATCTCCTCCTTTCCGATAATGTCTTCTCCGAGATGTTCTATCTCTGCGTCTATCTCCCCGAGGGTTGATAGCAGATACTCCTCATCGTGCTTGATGAGTTCTTCATCGGTATCGTAGTTATGTATACTCTTTCCTTTCTGCGGTCGTTTCTCGTCGTAGTAGCCTTCAAGTATCTTATCCATGTTCTCCTCGCTCTTGAGTAGCCACGATAAGGTAAAGTGCCACTTACCTTTGTCGCCTCGTAGAAACGGGTTCTCACGGGCTATCTGAAACACCTTGCGGAAGTCCTCAACCGTATAACTCTTCAGCAGGTGCTTTATCTTCTGCTTTCGGCTTTGTGATACACGGAGCGGGGCCTCTTTTCTACCCAGCGGGCGGGCATATTCTTCATTGTAGGCTTTGATGACTTCTACCACCGGGTCGGTGATAGGTTTCTCAAAAAAATTGACAGGTTTTTCTTCTGTCTTTTGACTGTCTATATAGACATCATATATATTCTTCTTATTATTCTTTTCTTCTATTATTAGAGGCCCATTTTTCCCTGTCGTAGATTGGGTTTGTTGGGGGTGACCCCTATGCGTTTGTATAGGGGTGTCATATGCATTCGTATAGGGGTGTCCTATGCGTTCGTATAGGGGTGTCCTATGCGTTTGCATAGGGGTATATGATTGCATAGGGGTATGTGTTTGCATAGGGGTATACGAGCGTATAGGGGTCAAAGTGATATGTAAGCCCTTACCTGCAAGATACTCAACCTGTATAGCCCCTATCTTCTCAAGGGTGCGGATATGTTTCCTCGCCCATTGAATGGTCTTTCCCCAGTAGTCGGCTATTTCTCGGTAAGTGATAATCAGTTCATTTTGTCCATGAGACAAAAATAACAGTTGTCCGTATATCACACCCGCCGTAAAATCTACTTTGGCTATTTCGGTTGGAACCTGCAAGAAGGTGCTCTTGTCAAGTTGTTCTTGCCGTGTCATCTACATCGCCTCCTCACCACCTTGCCACCAATTCTTGCCAGTTTACCCCCATAGCCCGGGCTAACTTCTGTAGTGTATACACTCTTACCCTTTCGCCCCGCATCATGCGGTATATTGTATTTCGGAATATACCAGTAGTTTCCTCTATCTCTCGTATAGACATACCGCTCCCATATACCCAAGCCCGTATCACATCGGCCTTTGGCACGGGCTGTGTGTGGTATGTGTATTTTCTTTTCTTCCTTTTGGTAATTTTCACAGTCGCACCTCCTTCCACTTGGCACTATCTCGTATCGGGTTATAAATGCTCTGGTAGGCATATATCTCGGCATCGGCCCCATCTGTGATACGCTCTATCTCCGATAGCACCATAAAGAAGCGTTGCCGTTTAGGTGTGTCGTGTGTGTCAAGTTCTATACGGTGTAGCATACGGCCTCGTCTGTCCCATAGATACAACCGATACCCGTCGCCCTCCCATCGTCCAGTGCCTACCAAGATAGCCTCTTGCCCGCCCCTATAAACAAAGGCGATAATCAAAAATTCCCAGTCTATGGCCTTAAGCAGGCCCTGTTTGATGTGCTGTATCTTTCTGCTCCTCTCGTATCCCTCTGTCGCATCTTCCAGCAGTTGATACCACATACGGCATCACTCCCATAGGCCCTTATCGCCTTTGCGATGTTTACGCTTTGTCCCGTCTGGTAGCCATAAGACATAATCAACGCCTGCAACGGGGATAAATGTCCTCCTGTATCGTCTTCCAGCCTTCCAGCGGTAATTTCGCACCTGATAATCTATCCATGCCACGATACCGGCCACGATAAGCAAAACACCGCCAAAGAGATATAAAATACTCATCGTCTCCACCTCCTCACGGTATCGGTGATAAACACATATACACCTGCGAGGCATAACAGGGCCACAAGGCCTATAATCTCGTATATCATCAGTGCTATAATATTCACGGTGTCCTCCTCCTTTCTTGTGGGTGATAGTCTTCAAAGGGGCGGGCTGATACCCGCCCCACATGTTTAACCTTCCTGCTTGCCTGCCATCTCGGCCACCTCTTCCACAATCGCCTCATAGTCTTCACGGGTAATGTCTTTTGTGTGTTCGTAGCCGTGTGCTTCTATTACCTGCTTGATAATCTCTGTGTTGCCACCTGCGATAGCATAAAGACGCTTCATTTGCTTCTCACTGATAGTGCGTTTGTTGGGGGCGGGTTTCCCCGTAGACGGCCTCTGTTGTGTTGGTGTGATGTCTTCTATATCCTGTGTAAAAATATCGCTTAAAACACCTGCGTGAATGGCTGCATCTACAAGGGCCCTCTTCTCGGCCATCTTCAACACGGCGTTTGCCTCGGTGTATGGGTCCTTCTTTATGCGGTTTCGCTCTTTTGTGTTTGCATGGCCCAAGCCCTCGGTGATAATCTCATCGCCCCTCTTGAGCCTACACTTGACTGTGTAGGCAAAGAAGCCATTCTCAAAGTCCTCCACGGCATTGATAATCTCAAACTCGGTCCTCAAGCCGAGTATCCATATGATTTTCTCGGCCCCTGACTTGAATAGCACCGTGTTGCCTGCTATGTTGCCGTAGTCGGCATTTGGTCGCAAAAGTCCCCTGACGGTAGCCCTGAATTTCTCTACCGCCACAAACTTGGCCTTTACCTCGTTGATGTCCTGCTCGCTGATAATGTCTACGGGTGTGCTTGCTACCTGAATGTCCTTCATTTTGCTTCGCCTCCTTTGATAGATTTGTTGAGATAGTATGAATAGGTATCCACGAATGCGAATACCCTATCCACATAATTAGTGTGGGGTATCTTCTCCCTGTAGTAGTGCACCTTTTTCCTTTTTATCTTATGTGTGCCTTCGGGCCTGTGGTAGGCCCAAGCGACAAACTCAAGTAAGACATCATTCTCTCGGTTGATAAGTATCGTCTCTTTGCGTAGGATATAGGCCCTATCTCGCACTTTCACCGTCGTGTAGCGGATATCATCTATCATATGCCTCGTCCATGTTATATCGTGGTGGTAAAACTCCCACTCGCCCCAGTTCAGCATGCGATAGCCCTTTATCATGCGAAGTAGCCCGTCCTCGGCTATGACTATATCCCAGTCGGCATAATCATCGTCGGGTAGCCACTGATAGTGCATGTGCGGTTTGACAAACCACTTTGAGCCTAACTGAAAGAGACTTTTTGCCGATGTATAATACTCTTGCTGTAGGTAGGCATCAAGTCTCTTGTTGGTGAGTTCGGCCATTCTTATCGGGTCGTTGATAAGGTTCTCCCATTTATGTGTTTGTGGTATCATACGCCTAACACCTCCCGTAATATCTGCAATTGAATAACTGCTCTTCAAGGTCTCTGATATCGGCCTGTAGTATCTCAATGGCCTCTTGCAAGCGTTTTATTGTCTTCTCTTGCTCTTCTATAGTGGCATCGGCAAGTTCAAGTTCGCCCTCTATCTCGTCGTATTCCTCGGATATCTTTGAGATAGTCTTGGCAAGTAGGATAAGGCATTTCGTGGCATCGGCACATGTCTCGGTGTCGCCGTTGTAGGTAATACGATACCCC